TCGCCAATCGGCGGCTTCTTGCCGGCCGTCTTCGTGCCAAAGCCCATCGACTTGACAGCGGCGTTGCTCACGAACGGTGTTTTCTTCTTCGAAAATCCGAGGCCTTTCTGTTTCATCATCCGGCTCCTAATAATAGTGCTTGTCCTGTTCAGCGTTTTCCATATCGGCAATCATGCCGTCAGCGTCCTCGTCGGACATGCCGGCGTCTTTCGCCTTCTTCTTCCAACGCTTGCGCCACCCACGCCGCCAGGCCTCATCGCCGGGAGTGCCGTCACTGTGATCAGGCATGCGCCCGCGGGAGTCCCACTCCGCTTCTGAATCTCGCATGAACCCTTCCCAGAAAACTTCGCGGCGCCGGTTATACGTGCCGTCCTGGTAGTCCTGCCCGACATCATTTTGTCCCGCGTAATCAGCATGCTTTTCCTGATAGTACGGGTCTTTGCTCCGGTCATAGGGGCCATAGATGTCAGGCAACCCGCCCGGGTTCTTTGGCTTGCTAAACCCCAGTCCAGACATTGTCCTACTCCGCTGCCGCCTGCATGTCCTGCCCACCGCCACCACCGGCCGTCGGCAACGTCTCGTCCATCAACTCACCGCCGTTCACCGGCGGCGGACCGCCCGGAACCTGCGGGGCATTCTGCGTCGGCGCACCACCAGGTCCACCACCGCCCATCTGCTGCTGGAACTGAGCCGCAGCCTGCGCCATCATAGCCTGCATTTGCTCCTGTTGGAGACGCTCACTCAACTGGCGGATATATTCGCCGAACATCTGGGTCTGCTTGTCGTCCAACTGACCGAACGCATCATCCTGGAAGAACGCCGCCAGCTTCTCGATGTGAGCCTGCGTGCCTTCCTGCGGACGCCCGTAAGGCATGATGCTTTCCATGATCTGCGTGATCGCATCCTCCGCCGTAATCAGCGGCAGGCTCGCCTCCGGATTCGGCGCCGTCACGTACTTGTCAGGCGACAGGCCCAGTGCCTTGCCGAGATCGCGCATCAGCGTGTACATGCCATCCGGCTTCACAAGGCCCGACTGAATGCCGATCGGCGACAGGATCATCTGCGCGTACTGCATCAGCGATTGCTGCAGCATCGCCTTCGACGTGTTGAACGCATTGGCCTCGAACTCGAACTCGTAGATGCCGTCGATCTTCTCGCGCCCGTCTACCGTCAGGTAGGGATCCTCGTCTGGCCGCTTTACGCCCGAGATTCGGAACTGCTTGTTGCGGGGAAGGAACGCGCAGTTCAGGTCGTGGATGTTCGCGTAGATCTGCCCGATGCCGTTGAACAGGCGGCGCAGGATACGCTCCGGACGCGCGTCGCCCTGGGCCTGCAGCATCGACATCGCACCCGACGTGCGCAGCGCCGACGAACTACCGGACGGTACGCGGCCCAGCTGGAAGTCGCCAATCACCGTTGCGCGATCGCCCCAGTTGCCGGCCATCGTGATCAGGTTCAGCATCATCGACAGGCCGTTCGTGTTCGCGATGTTGGGGAACATCACGTCGCGGCCGGGGTCACCGACCGGCACGCCCATGCCAGGGAACAGCTGCAGGTTCTCGGGCTTCACCGCACCACTCATGCGGTAGAAGAAAATCGGCATGGCGCCAAGCGTGCCGCTGTCGACCGTGATGTCGAACAGCATCTTCTGCACGTCGTGGACGCCTTCCTGCATCTCGAGCAGGCTCACGCCCTCGCGGCGGTCGCCGGCCGGGATGAAAGTCGCTTCCGCCAGCGGGCGCCGCGGCACCTTGGCCGGGAACACTTCCGTCAGATGGCGGGCACGCAGCACAATGCGCGGCTCCTCCAGCACCCAGAACACCACGTCCTCGGCCAGCCCGTCGCCGTCGAGGTCATAGCGATCGAACACAAGCAGCCGCGTCAGCGTGCCGTGCGCGTTGTCACTCGGCATCTTCCACTGGCTCTGGCCCTGCATCTTGTCGAGGGCCTCTTTCTTGAGGTGATCGTTCGACGGCTTCAGCATCTCTGGCTTCAGCGCGTCCAGTTCTTCCTTCGTGACAAGGTCATAGTACCCTGTCGCGGCCAAATGGCGGATCTCGTCGAGCGTCGGGTAGGACCGCAGGATCACGTGCGGGGAACCGCCCGGATTGGAAGGCCCCGGGATCTGCAGGTTCGACACACCGGCCGGCGTGATCACGTCATCGTAGTCGAACGGGATGATCACCGGACCGTCGTGCGTGACCACGGCTTTCTTCGTCACCGCCAGGACGCGGGACTCGCCGGCGTCCGTGTCGTCTTCTTCCGTGTAGAACGACACGCGCACCTTTTCGTCGTTCTCCAGTTCGATGCACCACTCCCAGCCTTCCTCGTCATCCGGGTAGATGTCGAGGGCCTGCGGGTACTCACTTTGCACGATGCCGTTCAGGAACTGGAAGAAGTCCTCGTTCTCGCCCGGCAGCGGGTACTCCATCCGCTCGCACACGTCGCGCCGCTCCTTGACCCACGTCGTCAGCGCCGCAAAGCAGCCGTCGTTCACGTAGGAGTCGATCAGCGTGCCAATCTGCTTCTCGCCGTTGGCCTCGACGAACACCTGGTAATCAAGCAGTTTGGTGACAACGTCTTCCTTTGCCTTGTTCGCATCGCTCGCCGCCTTCGCGTTGAACACGCCGGGACGCGAGGCCATCACCGCATTGTGCAGCGTGTCCTGCACGCGCAGCGATTTCTCGAGCATGTCCGGAAGGCCCATGTTCGACGAACCAACCCACGGCCAGTTCTTCTCCTCGGTCCACATGCGGAACTTCGCGTATCGCTGGATGCGTCGCTGCCGGTCTTCGGACCGCGCCTCGAGATCGTCCTGGTAGAACTTCACCACGCGCTCTGCCACCTTGCGCCGGTCAATCGTCACGGAACGCAGGCGCCTGCGGGGGCGCGGCACTTCCGGCATTGCAGCCTCGATCGGGTTCTCCGGAAGCGGCTCTTCAGCCATCATCGGATCCTGCGGCGGCATCGGCTCGTCAATCATGCTCAAGGCCGGTCATCCCTGTAAATCACATCACCACGACGCTTTGGCCTTGCTGCTGCCCGGAAGGGCGAATTCATCATGCGGCCAACATCGTTGGCACCGGTCAAAGCCTTGAACGCCGGCTGCGAGTTTAACAGGTACTTCAGCATCGTTGGATAATCGTCGTACTTGTCGCGCGGCGTCTGCTTCAGATCCCGCTCGTCCGCACGCCGGAAATTGTCCCACACGTACCGCTTCATCTGCTGCACCGTCTGCTGACAGCGCGGGTGGATGAACAGGCGCGGCCGGTTCGTGCGCCGGTCTACCTTCAGGTACTCATTGATCAGTTTGCGCCCGACATCCGTGTCATCAGCCAGGTCACAGGCCAGCCCCGCCGCGTAGAACTCCGACTGCCACGTCTTTTCACGGTCGCTCGAGGAGGGCGAGTTCCCCATGTTCGGGTCAATCAGGCGGCGCGCGATCACGGACAGCCCGTAGTACCGTTCCTGCTCCTCCACGTTCATCCGCGTGCCGACCGGGTCCGCATCGATCGCTCCCTCCGCGCACACGTAGATGTCGTCGGACGGATCGATCTGCGCCCACAAAAACATGTGCGGTTTACGCGGGTGAGGGTCGATCACGAACACCGTCGGCCACCGGGGGCGGATTTCGAACTCCTCGACGTGGCAATAGTCCACCAGATCGGCAGATCCCGTCTCCGGACACTTGCCATCGATCGGAAACACGTTCTTGCCCGCCGCATGCGACCAGGTCATCGGAATATCCGTGAACCCGGGGTGCACTCGGTTCGAAAAGCGGATCGGCCGGCCGTACAGACGCACATTCTTCGTGTCTTCGGACCACTTTTTGGCCTGTTCCGACACCGAACGCTGGTCCAGCGTCGTGTTTTCCTCGGTCCACAACTCAAACCAGTCAATATCGGGGTTTTTGTTCGGTCCCTGCTGCCCCGGCTCGTAAATCTCGTCAAAAATCCAGTCTACAGGGATCGTCGGGTCATCCGGCCACGTCATCGCGAGCAAAACCTGCCCGTTTACACGCATCGTGCGCGCCTGGGACTCGCGAAACATCGCCAGCTTCGGCGGTTCGTCCATCACGATGATGTGGAAGTCACCAGAAGCCGCATCCGCCGCATTTTGCTCATGAGACATGAAGTGGATCATCGATTGACCCATCACTTCGTCCAGATTGTCCGGATTTCGGCACAAAACGTGCAAAGTCAGGTGCTTTTTCGACCAGGATCGGTCCCACGACGCATCCACCAGGCACATTTTCGGGATCCAGCCCCAGTGGCCACGCTCCCCGCCCGGCAAATCAACGCCCGTCCACTTCCACCACATCAACTTCGGCAGGATAATCTGCTCCAGAACCGTCGTCAGGGACTGCACAATGATGCGCACATTGATCGGACCACGAAACTGAGGCCGCAAATCGTCCCGCACACTGTCCGGAATGACGCCCGTCGCCAGCGCCATCGCCTTCACCATCGCCGTCGTCGTCTTGCCGCTGTTCGAAACGATCACGTAATCTCGCGTGATGTAGCAATGCGCCGCATGCCCGACCTCGATGTCGCCAGTTTCAGTTACACGGGACGGCTTGGCAGAGCGGCAAACGCGGCGCGTATAGTCAATCTCCCGGCCGACCTGCGACGGCGCGAACTTCCGCTTGATCGACACCGGAGGCATCTCGTTCAAGCGCCAGTACACCCGGAAGGAATTGACCTGCGTTTCCCGCTGCGATCTCGTCACGCGCGGCGACGAACTGGCCTTGCCACCCAACGACCGGACCAAGAGGCAAAAATCTTCTGCAAGACGTGGCGAGCAGGTCGAAAACTCATTCGTGCTTCCGTCCGTGTCGATCAGCCCAGCCAACAGCTGCATGCGGTCCTCGCGGCTCGCCATCAGATACTGCCTTGGAATAAACTTGGTGTAGCTGTTCGTTCCGTCCAGGCTGTGCAAGCGCATCGCATCAATCAACGGGTTAGCTTTGCCACCAATGTTTCCGCGCGAAATTCCGTACGTGCATTTCGAAATGTGCCTCAATTCGCAGCCATATTCTTCAACCAGTTCCCGAACTCGATCCAGAACACCTTCATCAGTGTTCGAGAATTTGACACCGGCTTTCGATAATTCTCCATCACCAAGCAGGACGCCAAGCAAATACGGATGGATCGGCTTCAGCCCACGCGGCGCAAACTGGATGTCTCGCGGCGACACGCAGGAAATCCGCTTCGACGGGTTCTTCGAACCGCGCCGGTTGATCGGCTCAATGTAGTCGCCAAGCCTGCGCTTGTGCGCCTTCTTCTCGTTGCCCTTCGTCGTCTTGCGGCCAGACATCAGGTACATCGGAACCATGTGCTCCTCGGTCGCCTCGAACCAGCCACCGTCGGAGAACTCGACCTTGTAGACCTGCTTCGTCCCGGATCGCCACAGATGCGTAACTGGCGCCGGCACCGCAACTCCTGTCTCAGGATCCGCCGCCATCACCATGTCGCCAAGGCAAATCTCGCCCAGCGGCTTCCACGTCGCGTCGGCCATCAGCACAGGCGCATCAAGCGGCAAGCAACCGTTGCCGCCGCCAATCCCCACCAACCGCGCCCGAGACTTGAAAATCAACTTCGTCCGCGGATTCGGCGGCTCGTACCGCAGCAACTGCATCTCCCGGCGGTCCTGCGCGTCCAGCCGCAGCAGCTGCTCAAGCGAGTACCGGAACGCATCCCCCGGCAAATTGTTCAGCTGACCCGCATCCAGTTTCGTCAGATCGAGATACGTGTCGCCAATCCGCGGCATCAGCCACCTACCAGCTGGTCAAGGAACTCCATCAGCAACATCCGGTCCGTAAACACATGCTCGACCCGCTCGTTGCGCTTGTGCCAGACCTCAACCCACCAGCCGCCCTCGACAACCTTGACCGTGAACGTCATTAAAACCTTCCGCCCGTCCTGTATGTGGGACGACGCGCCGGCTGTTGCGGCGGCTGCTGCGGCGCGCGCTCATCGTAGACGACATTCCCATTATCATCGACCAGCTGGTCCTTCTCATTCCAACGAGGCGCACCGCGCGTGGCCCAGCGGCTCTCGTTGGAAAATGACCTGTGGTAAGGAGTCTTGTAAGTATCAGGGTAATGCGGCCTGCCATCATTCTCGTTGACAGTCGTGCGCGCTCTCCCATCACCACCCTGCTGCGCCTGCCAATAGCCCCGCATGTCGTAGTCAGAATAGGGGTCGTCAGGGTCAAACGGGACGCGGTTCTGCTGAACCCACTGTCGGAAGGCCCGCTCCTGATC